TAAAGCCAGAGCAAAACGTTTGACACAGGAAGCATGGGAAAAGGCTAAAGCGGCAGGTGAGAAAAAAATACGTTTAGCAGATTTTACTGTGTCACCAAGAAAAATTAATAAAACTGATTTGGTATTTAGAGTAATGAGTTACGATCATATTCCTATGGATGCTAATCGTAAAAAAAATCCTAAACAAACAGCAGACCATCACGCAAAAGTAAATTTTCCTCCATTCCAACATTATAGAATTGATGCAAAAGACAAATTAAAATGTGTTGGCAAATCACACTGGCAAGGTGGAATGGCTAATGGTGCTTTTAATGTTGATCATGGAAAAATAACAAACAGTCTAGCAATGATGTTTATGAAATTGTGTGAACGTTATGGTACAAGAGCAAACTGGAGAGGTTATACTTACAATGATGAAATGCAATCACAAGCATTAATGCAACTATCACAAATTGGTTTACAATTTGACGAAAGTAAATCAGAAAATCCATTTGCATATTATACTGCGGCGATTACAAATAGTTTTACAAGAATTCTAAATATTGAAAAGAAAAATCAAGCCATTAGAGATGACTTGTTAGAAATGAACAATATGAACCCTTCATTTACAAGACAAAACGAAAATGAAAGAAATACAGTAGCATACAAAAAGAAAATGCAAAGTGTTCATGGCGAAGTAAGAACAGTTAACAAAACTGGTATTGCTAAACTTAACAGAAAGTTAAGAAAAAAAGGGGAAATTACTTCTGATGATTTTGATGACGTGGGATACAAGAAAATAGAATTAAAACCTGGAAGAAAACCTCCAGTAATACAAAAAAAATGGTAACATATGTTTTTTAAAAAAGTTGCTTGTTTTACAGACATACACTTTGGATTAAAAGGTAACTCAAGAATACATAACGACGACTGTGAAGATTTTGTTTATTGGTTTATTGAACAAGCAAAAGCACAAGATTGCGAAACTTGTATATTTTTAGGTGATTGGCACCACCATAGATCTGCAACAAATGTTTCCACAATGAATTATACTGTTTCTAATATGGAACGTTTAGGTCAAGCATTTGAAAAAGTTTATGTGATAATGGGTAATCACGATTTATATTACAGAGACAAAAGAGAAATTAATTCTATGGAATACATTAGAAATATTCCTAACATACACATTGTAAATGAATGGATTGTAGAAGACGACGTTGCAATTATTCCATGGGTAGTTGGAGACGAATGGAAAAAAATTGAAAAAATGAAACAACAATATGTATTTGGACACTTTGAACTTCCGTACTTCAAGATGAATGCTATGGTAGAAATGCCCGATGTTGGTGGAATTAAAACAGATCATTTTTCAGGTTGTGGTATGGTATTCTCAGGACACTTCCATAAAAGACAACAAATGAAAAATGTAACATATATGGGAAATGCATTTCCACACAACTATGCTGATGCTTGGGATGATGATAGAGGCATGATGATATTAGAATACGGCGGGCAACCAAAATATATTAATTGGCCTGATATGCCAAGATACATCACAATTAAAATAAGTGAATTACTCGAAGGTCCTGAAAAGTATTTAAAACCAAAAATGTATGTAAGGGTTACATTGGATATTAAAATAAGTTATGAAGAAGCAAACTTTATTAGAGAAACTTTTATTGAAAAATATCAACTGCGTGAATTACAACTAATACCGGAACAAGTTGAACAAGCACAACAACCAACTGTAGAAGTACAAAAATTTGATTCTGTTGACCAAATTGTTATTAAACAATTACAAGGTGTTGACAGTGAAACATATGATAAAAATATATTAACAGCAATTTATAACGATTTAGATGTCACGAGTCAGTAAAAGGAAACTTTTAAAAATTTTAAAAGGCGAGGGAGAAGAAGATTATAACAGAAGTAGAATGATGGATTGGTTTGCAAAACCAGTTACACAAGAGCAATGGTTAAAAGAATATAAAAGATGGAAAAAACAACAGGAGAGAGAGATTGCTAAAAATAAAAGAACTGACAGTTAAAAACTTTATGAGTGTGGGTAATGCCGCACAAAGCATAAATTTTACCAATAAAAATTTAGTGTTAGTTATTGGTGAAAATATGGATTTAGGTGGAGACGATGCAGGTGCTAGAAACGGTACAGGTAAAACCACAATAGTAAATGCTTTAAGTTATGTGTTGTTTGGTGAACCTTTAACACAAATTAGAAGAGACAATCTTGTTAACAAAACTAACGAAAAGAATATGATGGTTAGTGTTAAGTTTACAAAAAACAATGTAGAATATACAATCGAAAGAGGACGTAAACCACAAATATTTAAATTTTATGCTAACAACATTGAACAAAAAACAGAAAGCAACGAAGCACAAGGTGAAAATAGAGAAACACAACAAGAAATAAACAGTTTGTTGGGTATGACTCATGCTATGTTCAAACACATATGTGCGTTGAACACTTATACACTTCCATTTTTAGCAACTAAACAAGCAGAACAAAGAGAAATAATTGAACAATTACTAGGAATTACATTATTATCACAAAAAGCAGACTTGCTTAAAGATAAAATGAAAGCGGCAAAGGCAGAACTTACAGAAGAAAAATATAAAATAGATAGCAGAATTTCATCAAACGAAAAAATACAAGAATCAATTGAAAGTTTGAAATTGAGATCAAGTGCATGGCAAACACAAAAAGAAGAAGATACAGAAAAATTCTCAGAAGCAATAGCAGAATTAGAAAAAGTAGACATTAAAGCAGAATTAGATTCACATAAACGTTTACAAAAACATACTGAATTACAAACTGCTTTAAGGAGTTTAGAAAAAGAACGTGCATATCATGAAGATGCATTTACAAAAGCAGAAAATACAGTTGAAAAAACCCAAACAGATTTAAAATTTGCCGAACAACAAAAATGTCCAACTTGTGAACAAGAACTACATGACGATAAACATACACATCTAGTAGACAAATTAAAGACACAATTAACAGAATCTACAAATTATGTTAGTAAACTAAAAAGTGATCTTGCAAAAATACAACAAGGCATAGATGAAGTAGGAGATTTAGGACAAATTCCAGACACATATTATGATTCAATTGACGAGGCATACAATCACAAAGGATCTTTAAAAGATTTAAAACGTCAATTAGATCAAACAAATAAAAAAGAAGATCCTTATGCTGAACAAATAGAAGATCTTACAAAAAAAGCAATACAAAAAATAGATTATACCAAAATTAACGAAATGGAAGACTTATATAGACACCAAGAATTTTTATATAAATTATTAACTGCAAAAGATTCATTTATACGAACTAGAATTATAGAACAAAACTTAACATATCTAAATCAACGTCTAGCATTTTTCTTAGGCAAGGTTAAATTACCACACACAGTTGTTTTCCAACCTGATTTAACTGTACGTATTGAAGAATTAGGAAGAGAACTAGACTTTGACAATTTAAGTAGAGGAGAACGTAACAGATTAATATTAAGTTTGAGTTGGGCATTCAGAGATGTATGGGAAAGTCTTTATCAACAGATCAACTTATTGTTTATTGACGAACTAGTTGACTCTGGTATGGATATATCTGGAGTAGAATCAGCAATGGCAGTATTAAAAGACATGTCTAGAACACAAAACAAGAACATATTCTTAATATCACACAAAGATGAATTGGTAAGCAGAGTTAATTCTGTATTAAAAGTTACAAAAGAAAATGGTTTTACCAATTATGCCAATGATGTGGAAATAATTGTTTAATTTTTACTTGACAGAACCACTTCTTACGTGCTTTAATTACACTTATGTTAATTAATAATATCGTACGAACAAGGAAGGACAAATAATATGTCAAACACACACGAGCAGATCATGACAGAGATTCAGTCTTATTCTGAAGAGAACGGCAAGTTCACAGAAAAAGGTGTTAAGGCTTCTGCAACTAGAGCCAGAAAAGCACTTGCGAATCTTTCAAAATTGATCAAAGCAAGAAGAAAAGAAATTCAAGAGGCTAAAAACGCGGCAAAAACTGCGGCGTAATAATTGCTAATTGGATCCGATTAATAAAGCCTCTGCTATTTTATAGTGGAGGCTTTTTCTATTTTAAAATACCTTTTGTAAATTTTTCTCTAATAATTCCAGAACCGTGTATTCTTACACGTATATGACCGTTATAGTAATCGTCTGTTTCTAATACTTTACGAGAAAATTGCTCTCTTGCTTCAATATAAGATAATTCTGCTTTGGATTGGCAATAAAAAAGTATTTCTCTTTTGAATTTCTCTTCGCCAATTTTTTTTAAATCTTCAAGCAAAGCATTACTCGAGCCAAAATAACTTTTCCAATCACTAGATATTGTATATCTTCTTTTATTTGTTCTTCCTTTTAATGGTCTACGTGATTTTTTAAATCTTGCTAATTTTTTACCAATATATTTTTTTCCGTTGTGTATATTTGTAATTTCGTATACAAACCCTACACACCATTTTGGTAATTCAGTAACAATTTTGCCGTTATATGTCCAATCCATTACTGTTAATTATTGTTTGAAAAAATGATACATAAAAATTATATGGAACATATTAATATTAAAGGATATGCCACCTATGACAAATTAAAAAC